CTCGCGAAGCGTACGCCGTCGCGTCGAGCACCGACACGAACGAGCGGAAGGCGAGCCGCTTCGCCGGCATCGCCGGCAGTCTCGCGGGCGGTGTGATCGGCGCGAAGGTCGGGGCGACGATTGGTGCGCTCGGCGGGCCAATCGGGTCTGCGGTCGTCGGGGTGATTGGCGGGGCACTCGGGACGTTCGTCGGCGACAAGGCATTGAGCGCCATCGCGAGCAAGTTTCTGAGCCGGAAACCGGACGAGACGCCCGCGAACGCCGAAGCGGTCGCCAAGGCAGCAAAGGCTGCTGAGAGTCCGGCGGCAGACGCCCGCTTCGGGCCGCGCATCGACCAGAAGAACACGTTCGCGCCGGTCTTCCACGTGAAGATCGAAGCGAGCGATGCCGACATGGCGAACAAGTTCCTCGCGCAGGTCAGTCCGCTGTTGACGCGGGCGCTGGACGAGCATCAACGCAAGGCGAACAGTCGAACGGCAATGTTCGACGCGCCGCATATGTAAGGGAGGCGCTATGGATGTGATCCGCCAGATCACGGGGGCCGCGACGCAGGCGGGAATCGCGACTGAGCGCGTGCGCCAGATGGTTCGCATATTCGACCGGAACCGTGCGGCCAGCATGGCGACAGTCGACGTGCTGCAGCGTCTCGCGACCGGCAATCTCAGCAGCGCGGCCGAGCTGCTGACGGGCGCGACGAGCGCGCTGTCGGTGGCGTCGGATCTGTTTCCGCAGGTTGGCGCGGTCATGCGCAGCTTCAACGCGACGCAGGCGTCGATCGGCTCGATTCTGAAGGCGGTCGACGGATCGAATTTCCCCCTTGTGCGGGCTGCCGCCGACAGCGTCAAGTCTGCATTGGGCGGGGCATGGAATCAGTTCAACGCGGCGGTCGGCCTGAAAGACACTGCGGTGATGGATCTGATCAAGTCGACGGGCGTCGGCTCGATGCTGTCCGGTCTGGTCGACGGAGCGTCGTCGAGCACGCCGCACTTGATGACGATGACGACGGATGCCGGCGACGCGTTCCACTTCAACCTGTCGACGGCCGCTCACGACAAGCTGCGACGCGCGACGCGGTATCGCGTCGCGTCTCAGGAGCGCCTGAATCGTCAGGAGGCGCTTCAGCCGGTCAGTGAAGGGGGCGAGACGATCACGCTGTCGGGCGTCGTGTTCCCGTCGCTCGGAGCCGGCACGAAGCAGATCAGCCGGCTGCGTGCGATCGGCGGCCGGATGAAACCCGTGCAGCTCACGACGGGCGACGGCGAAGTGCTCGGCCGCTGGCTGTTGCAGGCGATCGAGGAGGAACAGGACGCGCTGCTCGCGGACGGCATGCCGCGCAAACAAACTTTTTCGGTGGAGTTCGGCCGCTATGGCGAAGACTTTAAGAACGTCTGATGGCGACGTGCTCGACACGCTCTGCTATCGGTACTACGGAACGCTGCAGGGCACCGTCGAGGCCGTCTACGACGCGAATCCGGGGCTGGCGAATCAACGGCAGCCGTTCGTGTCTGGTGTCGAGATCGTGATGCCAGATCTCGATGCGCCGCGTGTCGAGTCGGTTCAGCTCTGGACATAGTGAGGGGCGATGGAAGCGATTTTTCAGATTGTCGCGAACGGCTCGGACGTGACGAAGGTGATTCAGGACCGCGTGCTGGAGATCCGGGCGATCGACAAACCGGGTCTAGACGCAGATGAGTGCACGATCACGCTCGACGATCGTGACGGCCGCATCGAATTTCCGCCGAAGGGTGCGACGTTGAAGGTGTCGATCGGATGGGACGGGCAGGGACTGTCGATGCTGGGCGAGTACGCCGTCGACGAGGTCGGACTGCGCGGCCCGCCGGCCAGCGTCGTGATCCGTGGCAAGCCCGCGAACATGCGCGCGACGTCGAAGACGCAGCGATACGGGAGCTGGTCGAACGCGAAGCTGGCCGACATCGTCGGCGACGTCGCGCGACGTAACAAGTGGTCGGCCGCGTGCGACGTCGACGTCGTCGTGCCACGCATCGATCAGTTCGGCGAGAGCGATCTGCACTTCATCACGCGCGTGGCTCGGCAGTACGGTGCTACGGCGACGGTCAAGGCCGGCAAGCTGATCGTCCTGCCGCGCGGCGGCGGCAAGAGCGCGAGCGGCAAGCCGCTGCCGATCGTCACGCTCACGCCGGGGGACCTGCTCGATTACGACATCAATTTCCCGGATCGCGCGAGCTTCGCGGCCGTGCGCACGAAGGTGCATGACCGCAAGACAGGGAAGAAGATCGACCTGACGATCCCGAATCCGGACGCCCCGCCAGGTGCGTCCGCGGTGCATACCGAACGCCATGCGTTCGCCAGCCCGGAAGCGGCGAAGGCAGGCGCGACGTCGCGCATGGCGACGCTGAATCGGCACACGTCGACGAGCCGGCTGACGATGCGCGGCCGCGCGGATCTGTCGGCCGAGAAGACGATTGCGCTGCAGGGATTCAAGAAGGGCGTTGACGGCGAGTTTCTGATCGAGTCGGTCGAACACACATTCGCGTCACGCGGGTGGATCACGGTCGTCACATTGAATGGAGGGAACAAGGGGAAAGCGAAGGTCGGACACGGGAAGAAGAAGGGCAAGAAGATCGATCTGGTGGTGCCGGCGCCGAAGTAACGCCGCGCACTGTTATTCGAAGGCCGCTCACGGGCAACCGGAGCGGCCTTTCTTTTTATCGGGCTAAGGGGAACCGATGCAAGACCACGAAAAAATGATTCTGGAGTTGATCGGTATGGGCGGATTGATCGGGATCGCGAAGGTGTTGGTTGGCGGGGAGCAACTGACGTTTCGGCTCGTTGCCGGCCGTGCCGTGTTGGGGTCGGCGACGTCGATGGTGGCCGGGCTTGCGCTGCTGCAGATCCCGGATCTGCCGCCGATCGCGCTGCTCGGCCTCGGCAGCGCGCTCGGCATTGTCGGGTCGCAGTACCTCGAAGTGCTGCTGCGGCGGCACGCGAAGCGTGTGTTTGGGGAGAAGTAACGATGGCGCGAATCAGTGTTGCCGCCGCAGGCGGAAAGAACCGTGTGGCGTTTCTCGACACAGTCGCGGTGAGCGAGATCGGCGCGGCGTTGCTGGCGAAGTCGGACGACGGCTACAACGTGCTGGTCGGCTCGACCGCGTCGCGTCCGCTGTTGTTCAACAGCTACGTGTCACATCCAAATGTGCTCAACCGGCAGATCCGTGTGCCGTCGACGGCGGCTGGCCGCTATCAGATCCTCACGCGCTGGTGGCGGATCTATCAGGCGCAGATGAAGCTGCCCGACTTCGGGCCGGAGTCGCAGGATCGGTATGCGCTGCAGCAGCTGCGCGAGCACGGCGCATTGCCGCTGATCGACGCGGGACGGTTTCGTGAAGCCGTCGCCAAGGTCTCGAACGTATGGGCCAGTTTGCCGGGGGCCGGCTACGGCCAGCATGAGAACGACATCGAGCATTTGCTGGCCGCGTATCGCGCGGCCGGCGGGGAGGTGGTCGCATGACATGGATCGATCCGCGTATCTGGCTGCTCGTCATTGCCGGCGTCGTTGCCGGCTCGGCCTGCGGTTACTTCAAGGGGCACCGTGACGCTGATCAATCCGCGAAGGTCGCGGATCAGGCGAGGCAGATCGATGACCTTCGGAACGAACGAAACGAGATTCGCCGCCGGCTGGCGGCACAAGAGGGGATCGCAACCGATGCTGCAAAGAAACGTGATCAGGCGGTCGCTGATGCCGCTACTGCCGATGCTGCTGCTGACGGCCTGCGCAAGCAGGTCGCAGTGCTCGTTGCCGACGTCCGGCGTGCCAGCGCTTCGGCCGGAAGCCCGGCAGCCGGCGACGCCCTCGATCTGCTTGCCGACGTGTTCGGCCGGTCTGACGAGCGCGCGGGAGAGCTGGCGAGAATCGCTGACGAGCGGGGCATCGCCGGCCAGCAGTGCGAGCGCAGTTACGACGCGTTGATCGGAGACGCGCAATCCAATCTGCCGCAGTAGCGCGGCGATCGAGGCTGAGTGGTCTCGAAAGAAACAGGGCGACCGGGGGAATGTTCGCGCATTTACCCGGTCGCCTTTCCACTGTCTGAGCCAGTGAATCAGCCAAGGCCCTGTTTACCTACGTAGGCGGGCCGGATTCTACACCAAGTTTAAAAACGGCTTTCACAATGGCAAATCCCATCATTCCTTGGATCGGCGGTAAGCGCCGTCTCGCAGATCACCTCATCCCGCGTTTCCCGGCGCACGACTGCTATGTCGAAGTATTCGCGGGCGGGGCTGCACTGTATTTTCTCCGACCGCCGGCGAAGGTCGAAGTCATCAACGACGTGAACGGTGAGCTGGTCAACCTATATCGCGTCGTACAGCATCACCTGGAGGAGTTCGTGCGTCAGTTCAAATGGGCGTTGACGAGCCGGCAGGTATTCGAGTGGCTGAAGCATACGGTCCCGGAAACGCTCACCGATATCCAGCGTGCTGCGCGGTTTTACTACCTGCAGAAAAGTTGCTTTGGGGCAAAGCTCGAAGGTCAGACATTCGGCACGGCGACAACTACGCCGCCCGGTCTGAACCTGCTGCGTATCGAGGAGGAGCTGTCTGCAGCGCACCTGCGGCTCGCGAACGCGTTCGTCGAGCGGCTGGATTGGGCTGCTTGCATTGATCGATACGACCGCCCGCATACGCTGTTCTACCTCGATCCGCCGTATTACGAGACGGAAGGGTATGGCGTGGCGTTTCCGTTCGGCGAGTACGAAAAGATGGCGCAACGCCTGCGATCGATCAAAGGGCGCGCGATCGTGAGCCTCAATGACCATCCCGATATTCGGCGCCTGTTCGACGGCTTTCACATCGAAACTGTGCCGATTCAATACACGGTCGGCGGTGGGAGAGGTGTCGAGCGAAACGAGCTGATCATTTTCAGTTGGGATGATGCAGCGCAGCCTGCGGGGCTGTTCTAAGTGACGATGCCGGCGCGGATTCTCGCGCCGGCGTCATGCTTACAGATCAGCGAATGCGGGCAAAAGATCCTGGTCGACGAGCCGAATCTCGATACGGTTGGCAACCTCGACGTGTTCGGAATTGTCCACTGAAAAAACGGAATCTGGGACGCTCACAATGATCGTCCCGGTCTGCTTCCGGCCGGCTTCAGGAACTGGAATCAATTCGCGTGCTTCCGGGACTTGCTGAGTCGTGAGGACCTTCGGGAGATACAGCATCCAGCCAACGCCCGGCTTGTCGTCAAACACCTGTCGGGGAAAATACTCTCGTGGTGCAACAGAGACATACATCGGGTCATAAACCGAGACCATCGCGGACACTATCTTAGCCACGCCCTCATAGCTGCGCTCGTCCGCGGAGGTCGCGCTCTGTGCCGGCAGTCCGATTTCTATCTCGCTGGGCCGCCTTTTCGCATCGATGGCTAATTTCAGCCTCGCGCTGTCGGCCGCGGCCATCTGACCATTCCAGAAGCCAAATACTTTAGGAAGGTCCATCTTTTTTTCGTACCGTTGCGCCAAGACGGCCAAAACGGCTGTCGAAGGTATGCCGGGCGCTTCAAACATGGGATAGAGACGGGCTTCTTCCTCAGTATCAGCCTTCAGCCACCACTGCCCTAAACGTTCATCCTCGCGCGACATGGCTTCAACTACCGGCCATAGGCGGACAAGATGAGCCGCAAAATCGCCAAGCTGGGCAAAGTCGGCACGGCTACGAAATTGCGTAACTATTTCCATGTTTGTCACGGCACCCATTCTGATTGGATGTGAAGACGGACAAGCGGCGCTCTCATGTAGTTCCAAGTCCGCTCCGTCTGAAAATACCATTTCAACCTCGCAGGAGGATGATCATCTACAACCGCTGCCTGACCGGCAGCCTGCTCCTCCATGTCATCAAAGGCCTTGGTGTACGGCACATCGAGCTTGTTCAAGAACTGATCGTACTTTGCCTTTGCTTCTATCAACAAACAGCTTTCCGGTCGAAAGCCGTCGAAGTCGCGCTGCCAGACCCACTCCATGCTCCAGGCCTCTTCAACGCTATAGGGGAACCCCGTGATTCGCCCTTGATACTCTCGGGAGTTGTCACTCATGCTCCAGTTGCGGCGCTGCATGCTCCCCGCCTCAGGTGGGCACTTCTTGCAGCTCTCTCCTGTACGCGGTATAGCACGGACGGCAGGTTCGGCCTTACTTGCGTCTTTCGACGTGTCTCCCGGCAGACTAGCCGTCCCGGCCACTGCGGCCCCGCCCAATAAGGCGGTTCCAGCGCGAGCCAAGACTGGTCCAAGTTCCACTATCGCCGCTTCGATCGCCGGCACCACCAATCCCCCCATGCTCAGCCCCTCCCTTTTCGTCCTGATGTTCAATGCGCCATTTCATGACGCGCAAGTAATCGTGAAAACGTTCGTCGGCCGAGCGTCCGAGCCGAGTCAGCCACGCATGCGTCGCAGGTCTCTCGTAAAACTTCGGAGCGTATGCCTCGATACGAAGAAACGCGGCGACATTCTCGTCGGACTGAATGCCGAGCCGTCGAGCGGCGACATATGCGTTCCATAGCCGCGTCGATAGCGTGCCGTCTTCGGCCAGCTTCGGGTCCGCTTTGACGAGATCCTGCCGAGTGTGTTCGACATATCCGCGTGCATCGATCTCGGCAAGGCCGGCAACCTGTTCGCTTGTCAGCTCAAGCATGCGGGTGTACTCCCCTGAGTTTTCCATTGACTTCGACGAGCCAGTCGAATGTCGGCACGAAGAACTGCATGCGCTGCGTGAATTCCATCAGCGACGCCATGTCGGCCATGATGCGGGCATCGTAGAAGCGGAGCAGGGCTGTGCTTCCATCCGGCAAGCGTACGTCGAGGCGGCTGCGCAGCTCGTCAGCGAGTGATTCGATCGGATATGCGCTGATCAGCCAGGACACGCCGGTGGAGCTGCTGGCCATTGCGGAGAGAGTTCGCCGGATATTGCCGGCCGCAGCCTCATAGGCAAAAAGCCACGGCCCAGCGTCTGCGAGTGACGCGTCCTGCGTGCCATCGAATACGGCTATGGCCGATCGCGATCGTTGGGGCGATGAACTGCCGGCCGCATCAGCGTATAGAAGGCCGTCGACAAGGGCGTACAGATGCACCTGCATGGTCAACTGCTGTTGACGTTTGAAGAAGAAAGCCTCGATCGAATTTTCGGTCATGGGCTATCCGCGCGCGATCATCGTCGCGGCATTCTCGGCCGCCGCTTTCAGGCACTCGAGACAGAGCGTAGGGGAGGGGGCAAGCGCTGCAGCGGTGGCCGCGACAGCTGCAACTGCGCCGCCAGACATCGCTTCGCCTGATCCGACATCGTCGAATGTCGCGGACGACTGCGAGGCGATCAACGTCGCTCCGCAGGCAGTTTTCATGCCCTCGACGGCGGTTTCTCGCCCGTCGAACGTGTGCGAGTATTGCCGCCCCGTCGGCAGGATCGGAAAGACGCCTTTGCATTGCAGGCAAAGTACCTTGTGCCCGACGCCGGCAATGGGTTTCCCATCAATGGTTGCGGTCGCGCTGCCCTCCAGCACGCGGCCGCCATGCGTCGTCGTGTCGCCGACGCAGATCATGGCTCGGGCCATATGTTCTCTCGTAGGTGTGGTTTTCGTATGAATTTACCATTTTCGGGAGAACGGCTGGTTGTTCGCTAACTCGCGGTTAGTCAACAAACGTCAATCGAAGCGAGTGCCGTCAATCATGTGGCGGAGCTGATCGAGCACGAACGAATCCGGATAGCATCTCCGGTAAGGGTGCCCATTTCGCGCAGCGTGAGTCGGAGGTGTAGCACTTCCAGAATCAGCCGGTGGACATCGACATACGTGCACCTGCCCGACCATTCCGACATTGCGTCGGACTGTGGTGGATCGAATGGGGCAGGATCATGGTGCAGGTAAGATGCTGTGATCTCACGATGCGAAATCTGGCGATGTGATAGGCGAATGTTAGGCTCCTTCTGTTTCCGACTGGCGAGATCTATGCGATATTTCGGCTCTGCAAGAAATCAGAATACGGCTTTTTATCGGCAGCTTCCAGCGAATAATTTCAACGAGGGGAAAGTAAATGACGGGGACCGCGTCAAGAACGTCGGACGACACACAAGAGCCACTAGTCCTGCGTTTTTCACACAACATCATCGAGCACCTTGGCCTTAAGCTCTATCAAAACAAGCCTACAAACGTACTGGCGGAGTTGGTCTCGAATTCATGGGATGCCGACGCAAAGCACGTTTGGATCGACTTACTCACCAACGAGCACGGCGGCCCGAGTGCAATTTCCGTGGCAGACGATGGTACTGGGATGGGAGTGGGCGACCTGTTTGATCGCTATCTCGTGGTCGGCTTGCCAAAACGTGATCCCTCAAAGGCAGACGAGCGTACTGCCGGCGGACGTCTTCCTATGGGTCGAAAGGGCATTGGGAAGCTCGCGCCATTCGGGGTTGCAAAGCAGCTAGATTTGATTACGGTCAAGGATAGAGCTGTGACTTGGTTGCGATTCGACTATGAGGAGATGTTGGCGGAATCGAGTAAATCCGGCGAAAGCAGTCGTTACAAACCCGAGGAATATTGCCGTAGGGTGCCATTTGATTATGTTGATGCATCAGTGGCCGGGGTCCATAAAGGTGTCGTTGAAAAATTCCTGGGGCGCATATCAAGTGTCGGAAATGGAACCCTTGTTCTCTCTACTCGTCTGACTGTAAAGCGTCCGATAACACCGGATGTTTTGCGGCAATCGCTTGGGCGAAGATTCACAGTGACACTTGCGCGACCAGACTTCAAGGTTACGGTGAACGACGAAGGTGTATCGGAGAAGGATGCATTTCCTGAGTGGGAATTGAGGCTGCCAGCGGAAGGGGAGGACACATTTCAAGTAGATACTCCAGCTGGGAAGCGGGAAGTGTCATGTTGGGTGGGCTTCGTTAAATCGGCTTCTTGGTCTCATGAGGAAGCCGGCGTCGGTGTATACGCACATGGAAAGATTGCTCAGGATCGGCCGTTTTTCTTCGGAAACAAAGGGAACGAAATTTTCTCCCGATATATGTATGGTGTAATCAGTGCTGATTGGATCGATGAATTAAGCCACGATGCGATTTCCACCGA